ACCTTTTAAAAGTCCGGCTGTGAGCTGTGACTGATTATATTTCTGTAAAGACGGATTATCGTTGATGAGTGCTAATGCGTTCTGCACAAATCTTGCTTTGTTAAAATCCTTTGGAAGTGCTTCTGATACGCTATCCAGCTTTTCAGTAAGTACTAAACTGAATGTTTTCTTTCCCGCAACTGCTGTATTCTCTGCCATAATTATTCCTCGCTTTCTTCATATATAATTTTTATGCCTGCTACATTACCAGGAGTCCGTTTGTTTGTGATAGTTTCCATGATATCCCAGACATCATCATTATCTATGCCGATAGAAATTCTCTCTATTGCCGATACAAACCGCTTGATAACTTCTGCTTCTTCGTCGCTTACTGTAAGTACATATGCGTCTTCACATTGCATATTATCCCTCCATAATCTCTAATTTCTCACTGTCATTAACAATCAGCATAATCAACTGACTATCCACCATTTCAGCAATCCTTTTCTGATTTGCTTTATCTAAGTTTTCCGTGTCATCAAGAATGACTGGCACTGATATACCACTAATCTTCTGAATAGAGTTGCAAATATCAACTCTGCCTAAAATCCTGTTACCCTTGTTGCTCATAGTTGTTAAAATGCTCTTTCCGTCAACAGTAGGTATACAACAACTCTTGTAATTGCCATTCTTGGCATATTCAAACAACTGCCACTTAACTAACCCAAAATGACTATTTACTGCTTCTGTCAAGGCTTCGTTCTTCGCTTTGTCTAATTCATCAAGTAAATCAAGGATTTTCTCGGCATTAGCTTTATTCTGTTCAGAATCAATCCTTGTCTGTTTTAATTCTTCAAGTCGCTGTTCGTCTGCTGCCGTATCAGCCTTTGCAATCTGGCTTTCACACTCTGTTAACTGCTGCCTTAAAGCTGTTTCCTGTGCCTTTAATTCTGCCTTAATCGCCGAAATATCATTAGCCTTGTGCATAGCTTCTTCTTTTTCAGCAATCTGCTGTTCAAGTGCCTTATATTCTTCGGTGGCTGATACATCAATCTCCTGTGGAAGTTCTGCTAACTGCTTTTCAAGGTCTGCTAAATCCACTAAATGTTTTTCTAACTTCTGCTTTCTGTCAGCCAATTCCTGTTCAGCTCCAACTAACAATCCTTTGACTTCATCAAGCATTTTCTTAGCTGTGTTGCCTTTATCAGTAATTCTGTTAAGTTCAGTTTCTTTGTGCGTCTTAAAATCTGCCCTTAATTCCTCTTTCTTATCCTCTGGGTATTCCTGTTTGCAATAAGGGCAAATAAGGCTATTCTCGTCAAATACGCGTGCTTTTTCAGCTTTCCATTCGGTTCTGCTATCATCAAGCACTTTCTGATATTCAGCTATCTTGTCTTTATCAAAGCCAACAACATTTTCTGCGTTACTGATTGATTTCTTACCATCCTCAATCACATAATTAAGGTTACTAATCTGTGATTCAAGATTTCTTCTTGCCTTAACATTGTCCTCATTAGCTTTGCGTGACATATCACTAAGCTCAAATTTAAGATTGAGAATATCCGAGCTAGCCTTGTCATATTCAGCTAACAGCTTGTCATTATCGGTCTCCTTTGCAATGCAACTGTCAATCTGTTCTTTAAGGCTGTTTTTTTGCAATTCAAGGTCTGATACCTCAATAGCCTGTTTAAGCTGAATATCTCTTTCCTTTTCTTTAATCTGTCCGTCAAGAACAGGCAAATCCTTTGTAATCTTAGTCTTGGTAGCCTTATTCATAGCAGATAATTCTTCAACTGTATACTTATTAAGTAAAGGAACTAACTCCGCTAATTCGGCTTTCTGTGAAG